GACCTGAAGACCACAAAGCGCAAGCTCGGTGCCGTGCCCGCCGACCACATGCTCCAGATGACCACCTACGATCTGCTGTGTCCGCACAGCCGCGGGCGGGCAGAATTGCACTACATGGTTAAGAACCGCTCCGAGAAGAGCGTCCCCAAGATCGTGCCGTTCACCCGCGAGATCGGGCCGGAGGAGGTGCTATTCGCCGAGTCGATTTACCCGGCGGTCCAGGAGTCCATGCGGGATGGAATCTATTTGCCCTCGCGCACGTCGCGATTCTGCTCGCGAAAGTACTGCCCGTTTTGGAAGACGTGCGAGAAGGAATTCGGCGGGGAGGTGAACCCATGAGACTACGGGACTGGATAGGCACGGCGGCGCTGGTGCTGTTGATGCTGATCATGTTGGCGATCGCCGTGGGCCTATGGGTGGTCGAGCCGACTTCTCCGGTGTGGCCGCCCTGGCTGGACTGAAATCGGGCGGTCAAGGTTCAGGCTTTTGGCCGCCCAACCCGCTCAAACTTTAGACATTCAATGGGGGCTTTCACTACAATTTCCAAGAATTATGCCCGAGCAGTGCCGAACCCTCTGACTTTTATGAGATTATTAGTTAGGGGCGGAGGCAAACTATGAGTGACCGGCGCGTGCGCATTCCGCGCTCCGCCCGGCGGCGCCGTGTCCACACCTACACCAAACTGATCGAGCGAATCATTCCACCTGGAACGACCGGCTTCGACTGGGTAGGCCAGTTCCTCACACCAAACTCGCTGATCCAGAAGGCGGACCTTTGGCCATCGCCCGCTTATCCCCGCACCCCAATTCTCCTGGAGTACATTGCAGAGCCAGGCTGGGGCCACAGGCGCCGGCCGGGAACCTACATCCTGTGGGTCTGGGAGGACCAAGAAGAAGGCTGGCGCGAGTTGGCTCGCACGAGGGCCCGCTCATACGAGTGGTGCGCGATCCTCGGCCCGGTGGCCGAGCGCTTTATCAGAAAGCATTCGCCGCCGGAGCCTTCACCGAAATACTCCGAGATCGCCGGCCGCGTCACCGAGACGCTTGAGCGGGAGCTGGCCGGCCTCGACGCCAGTGATCGAACGAAGCTGCTCTGTCTGATCCACGACTTCCTCATCGCCTGGCTCAGCGCCAACCCCTTCGGCGCCCGTCCGGAACTACAGTTCCGCGCCGCCGCGCCTTGGCCACCGGAGCTGTGGTTCCAAAACGACCGGAGCTGTGGTTCCGATTCGGCAGCCGCATCATTGTCTGAGAAGAAGGAGAAGAAAGAAAGGCTAAGCTAAGCTAAGCCAGCCAATCAAAAAAACCCTTGACACGAATCCTGAAATCGGGTAGAGTCTGTAAGTACCATCGTGGCTATCCACGGTACAACGATTTCAAGCGGCGACGGTCGCTGCGCCCTATCGGGGAGGCTCGAAGCTGTGCTCTTCGAGCCTTCTGGCGCGGAGCACAGACGCGAAAATGCACAGTAACTCATCACACTCGAACCGGGCAGGAGCCAAATCTGCTTCCGATAATTCCCCGACAATGTATATTATGTCAACTTTCCTACGCCCAGCCGCTGAGGGCCAGGAAGTGACCCGTCCTCTCTCCCCCACCGAATTCAGCGTGGCCGTGCTGGCGGCGCTCCGCTTCTTAGAAGTCAATGAGTTAGCCAGCCAGGGACCCAACGGCACCACCCACGCCAAGGAGACCGCTTATCCGCAAGGCTACGCCTGCGGCCTGCTGGAACTGGATTTCTACTGCTGCTTCTACGGCAACGACACCCAGGCCTGGTCCCAATTCTTGCTTGGGCTGAAAGACGGCGGCGCCACCCGCCAGCTCGCGCTCAAAGGAGGCCAACATTGAGCGCCGCGGCGACTTTTCCTTGGCCCGTTGACCGCCCTGGTTGGCCGCCACCAGGGCCGAAGAACGGTTTCTGCCCGGCCACCCACCCCTTCAACGAGCGCATTTGGCGCGTCACCGAGCCAGGCAAAGTTCAAGTGGGCTGCATTCACCTAATCCTTGACCAGACAAGTGGTTACCGGCGCGAATGGGCGACCCTTGCCGTTGGGTGGTTCCGCTGGCTACTGGACCTGGAATCAGACAAGGCTGTGCAGGATGCTCTCAAAGACGCCACGCAGTGGGGACTGATTGAACAGAAACCGGCAAATGGCCGCCTCAAGCAGTATCGTGTCAACCTCGAGGCTATCTACACGGCTCCCGACTACAAGGCTCGGCCGCGGCTGGTCGAAGACGCCGAAGAGGCCGAACACCCGGAAGCCCCCGAAGCGCCAGAGATCCGCTATGTACCTGAGCAATCAGGAGTTAGCTACTGCGGCAAGCCACTGAAACAGTATCACTCCGGGACCCTGATGATCGCCGAGCGGGGCGGCGCAACCACGGTCGCGCTATGTGGGGAGTGCCAGACCGTCGGCATCTTCGAGATGATCGCCGCCCAGGAGCTGTCGCTTCCGGGGGGCGAAGAAAAGGCGAAGCAAAACGAACCACAGTTCCGTGAAGGCGAACTAAGGCCAACAAAACACACACCGCCGCACGACCCGACCCCGCCGCCAGAGATCCCCGACCCTGTGCGAGTGCAAGACTTATTCGACGGACTCACCGAACGCTTCCACCAGGTGTTCGGTGCCGGCCCACAAAATCACTACACCGTGGGCATCGCTGAAGCGCTCGGTCCTGATGTTCCAATCCCCGAATTTCTCAATTTCTGTGTCCGGCAAAAAACCTGGTACATCACCAGGAAAGCGAAGAAGTGGGGGATCTTTAAGGGGTACGCTACTGAATTCCGAAACTTGTGGCAAGCGGCAAAAAGGCACCAGGAGGGCGTCCTCTGCGGCTGCCGAGCAGCAACCCGCCTGAGACCCGGGGACCAGTGCGCCCAGTGCGGCGCCACCTGCCCCGCACCACCCGAGGAGGCCGCCCCCAAGCCCGAGCAGCCCCCGGATGATGGCGACTGGGGGCCCGTCAAGGTAGAGCTGCTGGAGTTGCTGCCGCCCATGCAGTATGACAACTGGGTCGGTCGGACCTCGATCGACAGTGTTTCAGGTGACGTATTGCGTGTGCTTGTGCCGACTCCACAGACGCGCACGCGGCTCGAAGAAGACGACTACGGGGCGCTGGTCGGGGCCGCGCTCAAGGCCGCGCACGGCGATCGCTACAGCCGGGTGGAGTACGTAGTTCAGAAGGAATGAAAAAGCAGCGGCCGCGCTCTCCAAAGCGCGGCCGGGAGGAAAGAAATATGTCGAAGCAACAACAGAATAGCACGGCGGACGGCGTGGCGCAAGAACTCAGGCAGGTTCTTGTCTCGAAGCTGAAATTCTCGCCCACCAATCCACGCAGGCAACCTAACAAGCAGGCCGACGAGGAGCTGCGCGAATCCATTCGGCGGCATGGCATTATCCAGCCGCCCGTGGTCCGGCCGATGCGGACCAAGAACCAGGATCTCGAGGTCGTCGTTGGCGAGCGGCGCGTCAGGGTCGCAATAGCCTTGCACTTGGTCGAAATATGGGTGATCGTCCGCACCCTGACCACCGAGCAGGTTCGCGAACTCCAGCTTGTCGAAAACGCCCAGCGGCAGGATCTCAACCCCTACGATCAAGGGCGGGCCTACGCCAGGCTCATGTCTGAGTGCGGCTACAGCGCCAAAAAAATCGCCGAAGCGGTCAGCAAGTCCGTCGAGCACGTGTATGAGTTGCTCAAGCTGGTGGACCTCGAGCCGACGGTTCTGAAGGCCTTCCTCGATCCTAAACACCCCCTCAGGAAGGGCCACGCGATTGAGATCGCGCGGCTGCAGCCGGCCGACCAGATCCGAGCCCTGAAGCAGTGGAGCAGTCACTACCAGCCCAGCGTCCCGGATCTCAGGCAGTGGATAGCGCGCGAGATCCACCGGCGCCTGGACGCGACCCCGTGGAAGAAGACGGACGGGAAGCTCGTGCCCGAGGCGGGGCCGTGCACCACGTGCCCTAAGCGCGCCGGCAACAATCCGGAGTTCTATCGTGGCGTGAAACCGGACACCTGCATGGACCGCGCCTGCTACGAGGCCAAGTGCAGAGCGTGGCTCAACGCGCAACCGGCCACCATGCCCCGAATCTCCCAAGACTCGTGGTCCCGCAAACAGCCCAAAGGGGTCTATGGGGGGCAGCAGTTTCACGAAATCACTGGTAAGCGCGACCGCTGCCCGAGTGCCCAACCAGGCGTGGTGATTGACGGCCACCGCCGCGGTGCGCTGATCCAGGTGTGCGTCGATCCGCAATGCACGAAACATGGGAGCGGCGACTATAAGCCAACCGCGGCCCAGGCCGCCCGGCTACAGAAGGAACGGGAACAGGAACAGCGCGAGCTGGAAATCCGGCGCCGGATGCTGGATCAGATTGCGGCGCGCGTGCCCAACGTTCTCGGGCAGCGGGAACTCCTGATTATAGCCACCGTCTTTGTCGACAGGGCTGAGGTGCCGAACCTTGGCCATATGTGTCAGCAATTCGATCTCCTCCAGGGGCGCGAGGAGGCGCCGAGCTACGACGAGCGAGCCGAAGCCGTCATCGAGCATCTGCGGACCCTGACGGCTCCAGAACTCGGCAAGGCCCTGGCCGGTTGGGCGCTCCAGCATTGGCAGCGCGCGCCCTGGTCGGGGCCGGACCGCCTAGTAGAAGCCGCGCAGACCTACGGTGTGGACATCGAGCGAATCCGCCGCGAGGTAGTAGGCGAGCACAAGAAGCAATCGAGGAAGCCGCCCAGGCGAGATTTGCGGACGTCCGCAAAACCCGCGCCCGTAGAGGCGAAGCCGCAACCGCCAGCGAAGAACTTCGTAGAGCGGATGCGCCAGGCCAAAGAAGCCGACGACGGCCGCGTCATCATCGGAGAGCATGAGTCGGCGATTCAGGATCTCGAGGAGTCCCTCGCCTTCGAGCCGACCGTGGGCGAGAACGCGAGTGGCTTCGGCTACCGGGGCTTTTCCACAGTGCAGCCCAGGGAATGGAAGGCGGTCCTCAAGCGCGCACATGCCAAGGATGTTGCGGCGGCAAAGCAGCTTGAGGAACTGATCCAACAGGGTAAGGACTTCGAGCCGATTTTTGAGACGCTCCACCAGGCTGAGCTGGCCAGGCGAGATTTGCGGACGTCCGCAAACCCCACCGCAGAGACGGGGTCGGCCGCGGCGGCCGCCGCCGCGGTCTAACACCGCCCGCAAGGGCAGAAAGGAGCAAAAGAGCATCAGATTCCCAAGGGAGGGAAGCAAGGGCAAAAAGAAGCGTCTTCTCGCGGAATCGCTTCCCTCCCTTACTAGGTGCACGGGACAACATGCCAAGAAAACATACATACGAAGCCCATCTGACCAAGATCCAGCGCCGAGGGAGGAGGCATCGGCGGACGCCCCAACGGGAACAGATCCACACGGTGCCACCCAAGCGATTGAGGCGCATCGCGCTAAGCCCGGAGGCTCTCCAACGGCTGCGGGCCGCGGGGATCGAGCCATGATCGAGGTCTACCGCGACAACGAGGTGGGAGAAATGATCCAGGCTTACGAATGCGCCGTGAAGGGGACGGATTGGAGAACCATCGTTCACGCGATGTCGCGAGGGCAGGCGAAATCGGAGTACCTGCATCAGCTTCGGGATAGCTGGCCAGATGTGACGTTCACGATGGTCCGCGCGCGGTGCTTAGGTGCGCCGATCCAGACTGCGGGCTTCCAGCGTACAGCAGCCTATCGCGGAGTTCCTGAAGCCAGGATCGGCATGCAGGTCAGGGTCGGGGGGCACCTTGGCTACATCGTTGACACTAACTCCTCGGCCAACTTCGATGTCCTCTTCATCGAGGGGCTGCACCGCGGACTGCGCCTGAATTGCCATCCGCACAGTGACATGAAGTTTGTCGAAGGGGAGAAGTGATGCTGAACCTTGTAGCTCTGCGAAGCGGCGATGTTGTTGAGAGCGATCTGATCGCTGTGGAACATCTCGCAGCGCGGCTCCACAGGATGATCCCAGCACCGAGTAGAGACTGGCGAGGGCGATTTCAAGCGGGGGAGGGCGCGGAGGACCTCCCTAAGGCCGCCGAGGTCTTGGAGGCGTTCGTTGCGCGTTGCCGGAGGCCAGATCGCAGTTAGAGCACAGCTAGGGCACTGAAAGCAATGAGCCTCACACGGGTACAAGCTGATCGTCCCAGCGATCTGAAGCGAGTGGCGGAGATCCTCCTGGATGGCCGCTATTCGCTCCGCTGCCAGCATTGCGGCAGCAGTCAGCCCGTCAGCCGCGAAGCGATAGCCGACTGGCCGGAGTGTTGCGGGACGCCCATGATGCTGATCTCCCCGACAGGGAGGGCTAATGCCGATCCGGGATGAGTTGCGCTATCTCTACGACGCGGAGATGACCCCGGAGTATGCCGCCGTCTGTAGGGTGGTAGACGCGCGCGCCAACGGGCGGTGCGAACTCTGCGCCTGCCCGGACGGTTTCCGCGTCACGCGGCACTACGGCACCGCGAAGCCCGGCAAAGCAGGCCGAAGCAATCGTCGGGTCATGTACTGGAAGTTGCGCGGCTACCCCGATTCTCCCTGGATGGACCACCACGGCAATGAGATTGGCGCCCAGCCACCCGATTTGTGGGAGGGCGAGAAGGAGGCGCACTATCACCGCTACGAGGAATCCGAGCGTCTCATGCACGCGCACTGGAACCAGGATCCGGAGGACAATCGCCCGAAGAACGTGCGCCTGGTGTGTAACTGGTGCCACAACAGCCACGACGGCTGGCCGCGCGCCCTCCATGCGGCCGAGACTCGCAAGCGGAAGAAGGATGCCCAAAGGCCGCTAATTGTGGTGGCGATAGAGGGAGGGAATTAAGCCGCAAGAGTCTGTTCATGGAGAACACCGACATCCCCGCGCATCGGACGCGGGGCCAGGTCAGCTCGCTGATGAGCGACTTCGAGGGCGTAGCCGAGATTAGCCAGCAGTTGGAAAACGGGAAGGTCATCGGTTTCAGGTTCGCCATGCTGGTCGACGGGAGGCCCTTCATTTTTCAGTTGCCCGTGAGGACGTCGCGCGTGGTGAAGCAGTTGGTGGATCGGCGGCAGAAACCGCCGCGGTCCGATGAGATGCCTGCGATCGAGAGAAAGGCGGAGAGGATCGCCTGGCGTCAGACGCTGCGCTGGATCGAAGCGCAGCTCGCGATGGTGGACACCGGCCTGGCCGACGTGGCCGAGGTCTTCATGCCCTACATGTTGGGGCTAGATGGCTCCACCACGATGTACGAGCACTGGCAGGGCCGTCTATTGGCGGCGCCCAAGGGGAAAGGACGAAGCCGAAAATGTTGACCACAAGGAAACAAACGAAACAAACCAAAGCCAAGGGCTCGGGATCGCCTAAGTTTCGCGCCACCGTGGCCGAGCCCCAGAATGAAGATCCGCCCGAGGACATCCGCGTGTTTGGGCTGATTGAGGGCGATATTGCCCTGCTCACCGACATTTTCACGGAGCTGGCGAACTCTGGCGAACGCTACCACAGCGACCTGAGATTGGCCCACGCCGCGGCCGTGCGCTTGAACCGGCGCATCGGCCGGTTGATCGAGAGCGCGGAGGACGAACGATGAGCGAAACCCGGGACGAGGAGCTTTGGACGCCAGCGGAACTGCCACCGCTAGGCGGCGAAGAAGCCGATTCGATCGTCGAGATCGATCCGTACACAATCACGCTATTGGAGCAGGACTTCCAGCGGCGGCAAGAAATGGAGGCCGCCGAGCAACAGCTACGGGCCGCAGGCTTGACGGTGATGGAGTTCGAAGAAGCGGGCGAGGATACCGTCGTGTTCATCAGCGAAGAGGGCGCCCGCCAACTACGGATAGCTGCCGGCAACGAACACCGGTGCCGCGACTGCGGCTGTTCGGAGAGCCGCGCGTGCGACGGCGGCTGCGTCTGGGCGACGCCGAATCTGTGCTCGCGGTGCGCGCGCAAAGAATACGCGAGAGGGGCGGCCAGTGGCTGAGGCTGTCCCACGCGATCCGCGCCTGGAGCCTGTAGGTGGCGACGAATTCTGCCTCGGCTTCAACGTGCTCACAGTGATCTATGCCGAAAAGCACCACGTCACATTTCGGCTCGTCCCCGGCGGGCAAATGACGCGCCCGAAATGGCGCTTCCGCTGCTGGGCGCGAAAAGCTCAGGTAGTTAGGAAAGGAGAATTGAGAAATGGACTTAACTAGGGCGACCGAAGTCACGCCGGAAGGTAAAGCGGCGATCGAGGACATGTTCGAGTATCACGCTTGGAGCGAGGAGCAGCTCAGTAAAGGACGCCTGATCAGGAAGGCCCTCGCCTACGCGGTCCAAGCGATCATTGAATCCGTCCCGCCTTCGCCGGATCGCACGACCGCGATCCGCAAGATCCGCGAGGCGCGGATGGACTGCAACTCAGCGATCACCCATGGAGGAAAGTATTGATGAAGACGTTGATGGCAGTGTTGACACTTTCGGCCGCGCTGTGGGCGCAGGACGCCCCCCGCGCCGTCGCCATCGTGGTTCATGCGGACCGGCCAGCGTTCGCCGCCATGACGCCAAAGCCGGAGTTCGCGCCGTCGGTGCTGGTGAAGTTCGAGGCCACCGTGAAGGGTTCCAAAGTCGAGATCACTGCCTATGCCGGCGACGAAGTGCTAGGCGCCACAACAGTGGACACGACGACCTGCTGCGGCCCGCTCACTATTCCGTCTTGGCAGACGGCACAGTTTCACCTTGCGCCGGGCAAGCTACCCGACAGGATTGAACTGAGAGTTTGGGTAGTGCAGACGACGGCCGAGGCCGTGATCGACCAATGATCAGGGAGGCGAGCATGGCGACAACACAGGAGGTTTGCTGGTGTGGGCGGCCCTTGGATGAGAACGGGCAATGCTTTCTGCATCCTGTGGGTGCTCAGGCGAATTCGGAGGTGGATTTAAGGTTGGCTACGGAGCTCACCCCCGAAGTCGTTGCGGTCATAGAGCATGCCTTCAGTGACCTGCCTTGGAGCGCCGATGAGATCGCCGGACATCGGAGGGTCAGAGACGCTTTCATGGAAGGGGTCAAGCTGATCATCGCCGGTGCTCCGCCCTCGCCGGCCCGCAGTATGGCGATCCTCAACATCTGCAAGGCGTGGCTCGATTCCGACACGGCGATCATCTATTGCAGTCAACCGATGCTGGAGGCGCAGTGGGGAACTGCAGCTTCTGAAGCCGACCAGGTCGAGGACGCAGCGGAGGACGTCCGGTTTATCTTGGACCGCGTCGAGGAGAGGAACCGCTGGCGGCGGCCCGCCATCCTGGCGACGATCGCGGCAACGTCGGGCTGGCTCGTGGCGATTGCGGGGTGGCTGCGGTAAGGCCGATCAGCAAGACGTGGCTTCGGCGTCATCCACGGTACTTCTTGGCTGAGTCTGGTTGGATCATGGAGCGTGAGACGTGGAGCGGTTGCGTAAAGCGGATTTGGTGGCGAGATCCCAGAACGGGGAAGAACTGGCAACAATGCGCAGCGCTGCGGATTCAGCTTGAGCGCCTGAGATAGGAGGTAACGATGATACAAGCTCTCGGCTACTTGATGATTATCGTTGCCCTGGTGGGCTGCTGCCTCTACGGCAACCGCCGCCTGGGTATCAGTTTTCGCCGGATGCTGCTGACCGGCGCCGTCGTGGCCGCCGGAGCCCTCTACCTGACGATCGCGGCACTGTTGATTGCGTGGCCGTCGCCCGGAGGGTGAGATGTGCTATCTCTGCAAGAACAACGACTTGGGCGACGGGTTCGGGGGCGACTTTGAGTCCTGTCAGAATTGCGGTCGCCTCATCTGCTTCGATGTGGACTCTGGCGACGACGTCATTCGCCCCGCCTATGTGACCTCCAGCGGGGACCTGTTCTGCGACCTGTGCGGCCGCAAACACGACGAACCCGAAGAGGCGGAGCTAGACAGCGAATGCGAGCGGACATTTGATGAGCTGCAGGAGTGAGACAGGAGTGCTGATGAAACTGACCATCGAGAACACCACGAAGATCGTGGAACTAGACGGAGTGCCAGCCAGGGTGTGGGAAGGGCATAGCGAGAGCGGCATTCCGGTGCACTGCTACGTCGTCCGGGTAGGGGTCGCCGAGGACCAGGACCGGGCCCAGTTCGAGCGGGAGCTCACCGAGACGCGACCGCCAAGTCCCGCGGTTGAGGCGATTCCATTGAGGCTGATTCTGTGAGTGGGAACCTCGGTGCCACATGAGCAGCTTCTACATCCAGAATCTCGGCACGATCGGTAACTGCCTTCGATGGTGGCGTCCTAGCGGGAACGGCTATACCTACAATCTTGACGAGGCGGGTGTCTTCACCGAAGAGAAGGCTCGCGCTTTGTGCGCTGGCCGACCCAAGGAAGACATTCTGTGGCCATGCGTGGAGATCAACAACCTCGCGCATTTCCACGTAGACAGTGAGAGTCTGGCAACTTTAGTTTCGCAGAAGAAGAAGCGGGTGGCCGAACTGAAGCGGACGGGTGACACTGTGATGGAGAAGCTGAAGGAGGTTTTATGAGTTTCCAGACTAGGATGAATCTGTTTGGATGGATTCTGGCGTTGATTCTTGCTGGCGGGATTGTTGCTGGCTGGTTTCTGCCATTGCCAGACTGAGGCTTTGAATGACAGTGGACGAACTATTGATTTTCGGAAGTGTGACAGACTGTGTTGCCGCGATGCGCCGGCAAGGTTTGAGCGATCGCGAGATGGTTGAACGCGCCAAGAGAGCTCCGATCCCTGATGCGCGCGTAGCGCTTCTGGAGCGTGAAGTTGATGGAACTGGACATTGACATGCTTAGTCCGGCGGCCCCTCGATCACCCGCTGAAACACCCGGCCGATAGGACCGTGGCGGTACAATGAGCGTAGCCGCCTAGGGCCGGCGTAGCTAACCGGCCCGAAGCGCTGGGGACCCTGCCCAGTTGGCGGCTACGCCATTCCCAGGGGATCGCCGAGGGAGCGGTCGATGCGGGAGAAGATCCGCCGTCTGTTCGATGGTATTGCACTTCCGGGATGGGTTCTGCTTGTGTGGAACCTGGCCGGCATTCTGTCGAGGGCGGAGTACGTAGCCGCGAAGATGCACGCGCTATGGCAGTTCGCGACCAGTCCTGCCGGGCAGGCAGTGAGTTTGGTGGGTGGGGTGTGTTGGCTCACGCTCGTGGTGACGTGGCCCGAGCTTGGCCAGCGGCTCAGGCCTGCTGGTCACCGGAAGCTCGCCGCCGAGATCGCCGCTCTGCCTTGGGCGCAGTGGGTAGCCCTCCGGCTAGCCTGTGAGCGCCCAGGAATCCACGTCGCGGACTGGTCGCGGGCCTTAGAGCGGCTCGGCTTCCATGAGGCGGCCAGCAACATCGTCGACCCTCTTCTCAACGCCGGGAGCTTGGCCGAGAGGGACTTCATGGGGTATGTAAGTCTCAAGCTAGGGGTAGCGCAGCAGGTAAGGAGGCAGCGCCATGCGCTCCCGGCCGCGCCCTGCTAATCCGGCGGCCGCTTCCCTCCGGAGCCTTAGCCTCCCGCTACTTCCGCCAGGGCGGCTGGGCCCGCTTCCGGGCGATCATTGAAGCTCCGGGAACAGGAACGGATCCAGGATCATTCGCGCGGCTTCCTCGGCCGACAGTTGCCTATCGCCGTGCTTCAGGCGCACCACCCCGTCGCTTGAAACATCAATCCGGAACTCCACACTGACAGGCCCGCCGGAAACCTTGACCAGGTGAGGGCCTTTCTCCAGCCGGATGTGCAGTCGCTTAGACCTCGTGAAGTCTTCACCAGGCTTCAGAGCCACCGCCAGCGACACCGTCCGGTCGTGGGGCGCACCGTTGGTGGAGACCTCGATGCCCCGCCGCTGCGCCTCTTCCAGGTCCAGCTTGACTTGTTCCCACAGGTTCTCGTAGACCGCGCTCTCGTGTTCAGCGATGACGCGATTGCGCTGCTCCCTCTCCCCCTTCTCGGCCAGCCGCTGTTCGATCCAGCTCATGATTTGGGTTTCCCTCCTGTGTTGAGCTTACCCTCTTTGCTCCTCTCCCACCTAGCCCGCGCTGGCTTCCTCCCCACCTTGCGCCTCCCGCTACTTCCGCCAGCGGTCTTGGGAAGCTTTGCGGCCGATCAGGGAGCGCCGAGCCCCAAGGTGCGATAATAGATATGGATGGAAGCCGAGGTCCTCTTTAAGGTCGTCGCAGCGGGCGGCCATCAGTACGTCGCCTACACCAACGGCGAGATCGAAGGCTTCGGCGACGGCGCCATCGCCATCAACCGCTACCCCAGCCTGCTGATGTCGGCTCTGGCTCACTCTTCAGTGGAAAGGGAAGCAGCGACGCAATCGATCACCGATGACATCATCGAGGCGGCGATCGAGCGCGATCGCAAGTTCTCCGAGGGGTTAAGGCCCGAAGAGATCGAACTCTACATGAAGGCACGCAGGATCGCTAATGAGGTGGATCTTCCAGTGGGCGACGGCGTCGATCGATCTCAAATTGTGCGTCGCGTTTTAGAGCTTCTCGCGCAAGGCGAAGCTGTTCCGGGGTAATGATGCCGGCCTCGAGCAAGCATCGTGTCAGGGCAGACACGTCCAGGCCCGTGTGCAGCCAGCTTTCGGTCAGCTCGACCCTGAAGCGCTGAAACTCCTCGCGGCTTACTGGCTGGGCTTGTTCCGTTTTCTCATCGCCCATCTACCCTCTATCGGCCCTTTTCCTCGGCCGCCTTGGCCTCCCGGTACTTCCGCCAGCGCTCTTGGACGGCTTTCCGCGCCGCTTCGCTGCGCTCTTCCTTCGTCAGCTTCGCGGCACGCGCTTGGCCACCTCTGCGTCCGAACCGGACCGCTAGAGAATCTTTTGCCATGGTTCCACCTTAGCTCAGTCTATACCTAGCCGTAAGAAAAGTCAAGAATTCGTGCGGCTACGTATTGACTTTATACGTAGCCGCATGTATAATGGAACTAGGAGACAACACCATGAACGAAACGAATGGAAAGGAAAGACGCGAGGTCCTGCGGCTCGAAACCAACGTGCCCGTGGTGGCTTCGCTGCAGTACGAGGAGCCGCTCGGCCCCTACCCGGGTCGCTATGGCGACCAGTTCATGTACACCCTCACCACCGAAGCCGGCGAGAAGGTCATCTACCTTGATCCGCCGGTCTCCAATATCATCCAGCAACTCGGACTCAGGCGCGGCGAACCGTTCAAGATCGGGAAGTTCACCCGCACCGACGGCAACCGCCGCGGCGTCGAGTGGAAAGTCCGGAGATTGGAGCCGGAGGAGATGGCTCCTGCCACGCCCTCGCCGTTCGACGATCCGCCGCCAACGCCGCCGGCGCCGTTCGACGATCCCCCGCCTGTGGAATCAGGTGGAGCCGCCCCGCCCCCGCCTGTCAGCAAAAGCGGGACGGCTCTGTCTGGCGCTCCCGAGAGACAGCCAAACGTCCCCCAGCCTACCACGAACCCCCCTCAGACGAAAATCGAAGACGCCCTATGCACCGTCGTCTCGGCCTGCTACCGGGCAGGCGAGCACGCCAGGTTGATTGGCTTCCAGATGCCGCCGTTCACCAGCGAGGACATCTCGAAGATGGCCATGACCCTTGCGATCAACAATAGAAACGGAGCTGTGCGATGACCACTCTCCACGGCCTTGTCGCCGCGATGGACGCCACGCTGGCCGCTCTCGAACGCCCGCCGCGACCCACCGCCGGCATCGAGGTCTACCGCGACAATGAGCAGGACGTCCTCATTGAGCGCGAGGAGTGCGAGGTGTACTGGGGCCGGCGCGGTCCGGATGGCCCGAGCGTCCACATCCGCTGTCCCGAGGATCCCCACTTCCCCTACCCGCTGCACGCGCGCCTCGATCTGGCCAACCATTCATTCACCGGATTCGAGTGGGGTTACGGTGGCTCGGGCCCGGCGCAGCTCGCCCTGGCTCTGCTGGCCCGGGCAACCAGCAACGACCGCCTGGCGCTGAATCTGTACCAGGCCTTCAAACGAGAGATCGTGGCCTCGCTCGATGAGGAGGAATGGACGCTCGCCCAGGCGTTCATCCTCGGTTGGGCGTCGCCAAGGATAGGGGGCCGCTCATGATGCCCACCAACGGCCGCAGCGACCAGGCTCCCTTTTTCGATCAGATACAGCCCTTCGCACCGGCGCCGGAGGTCGCCAGGCCCGCTCGGAATCCCGCCAGTGGGCCGCAGGAGGCGCTCAGCGCGGACGTCCTGCCCGGCGAGGTCCTCTCCCCCTCCCAGACCAACAAATTCCTGGACTGCCCTGCGAAGTGGTACTTCAAATACATGCTCGGCCTCCCGGATCCGCTTAACTCGAATCTGGCAGTCGGCATTGCGGTAGACAACACGCTCAGCCACTACTTCCGCATCAAGGCGGCCGACGGCGTCGAGATGCCCGAAGCCGATGTCCTTGACGTCCTGGACCCCGCCTGGGCCGATCAGGAGGCTGTCATGGTCCTACGCGAGGGCGAGGATCCCGAGCAATTGCATGCCCTCTGCCAGCGCCTGGTACGGTCATACCTGAGCGAGCTGGCGCCCAAGGTCACCCCGGGCGTCATCGAGGGAGAGCCGGCGGTCCAGGTGCGCGTCGAAGGCACCATTGCCGGCGTGAAGGTTCAGGGCATCATCGACCTGATCAAAGATGATGGCACCATCGTCGACCTGAAGACCACAAAGCGCAAGCTCGGTGCCGTGCCCGCCGACCACATGCTCCAGATGACCACCTACGATCTGCTGTGTCCGCACAGCCGCGGGCGGGCAGAATTGCACTACATGGT